TTTGGAACTTCAAAGGTGTAACTTACATCGAAGATATCCACAACAACGTTCCAACAAACGAAGCGTTTGTATTCCCAGAGGGCATTTCCAATATGTTCCAGGAACACTTCGCACCAGCAGATGCTTATGCATACGCTAACCAACTGGCTCAGGATTTCTACCTGTTCCTGATCAACACTGACTGGCGTGTAATGTCAATGCAGTCCGAATTCGGAATGCTGGCAGTTTGTACTCGTCCAGAACTGGTTGTTCGTCTGACCACTGCTTAATTGTAGCGGAACGATTGGATAATATCAACCCCTGCCCTTCACAGGGTGGGGGTTTTTTATTTAGGAGATAAAATGAATAACATTCTCAAGCATTACCACAGCACATACGATATGGTGATGGACTTTGCCACTCTTAGTGATAAGATTGACGCAGAAGCTACACTGGCTCGTGCTCCAGAGTTTTCTTTCTATACCAAAGACGGGTCTATTCACCTCGGTGGAACATTCCTGATCTTCTTGGTTAAAGTCGTTGAAGCCACTGGCATCAAAATTCTTCCAATGTCTAGCCTAGAAATGCCTGGTGTATTTGCTGTTAGCTACGAAGATTATTCTCCGGTAGAATCAGAAGCACAAGAGAAGATCGCAGTTAAGGCTGTAGATACTCCTGCTAAGAAAAGAGCTACCCGAGCTAAAAAATAAATAGGAGCGGATTATGGCATTACAAGCTATTCAGCTTCTACCAACGATCCGTTTACTAACCTACAACCCTAGCCCAGAGACCATTTCAGATGATATTCTTCTGACAATCATCCAGGGATGGATTGACATTCTGGGAGACGATGATAAGAACAAGTGCATCGTTTTGTGGAACAGCTTAGTCTCAGCACTAGAATATCTGTTAAACAGTGATCTAATCAATCACGCTCAGCAGTCTGGAGGGGCAACCTCAAGGCTTGAGAAAGTTGGACAGGTTCAGGTACAGGTTCAGTACGGAGATGGTAGCAGTAGCTATACATCACCTTGGCAAGCTATCTACGATAACTACCTCAACGGTACGCTACAGATTCCAGGGTGTGCCATTTCAAATGGTATCGGAAGCAAAGTACTGATTGGTGGTGTTAGCGCTACAGAAATTGACAGAGTGAACAGTAACCCTGACGCTGTTAATGGATTAGGTCGTGTCGCTAGTGTAGACAGAAAGACAAGAAATATCAAATGGGATCAACCTAACAGGTTTGGTTACTGGTGCTGATATGAAAGTCAAAGTAACAAAGGGAACTGATGGTTCCCTTGACAGCATTTTCGCTAAGTATTTAGCACTAGAAGAGATGCAAGTTGAAGCAGGATTCATCACTCATAAGAAACACCCTGAGACGGGTATTGATATGGTGGAACTGGCAACTATACAGCAATACGGTAGCGTGACTAAGAACATTCCTGAACGCCCATTTATGACAGATGGTTTTGTTTTATCTCAGAACGAGATTAAGAAGGAACTGCCAGGCGCAATCCATAGATACCTGAAAGGTACTAGTTTGAACGTTGCCCTTAAGCCAATTGCTGAAATCTCTAAAGAGAGTATCGTAAAAGCTATCAAGATGCAAAGGTTTACTCCATTGTCTCCGACAACTATCAAGAAGAGAAGAGAGAAGGGAAATAACAGTACAACCATCCTGATCGATACATCTTATATGATTAACAACATCGAGACCAAAATCTCTAAGAAATGACTTGCATTTATTTTAAATCTGAGTTATACTGAAAGGAGAACGAAATGTTACTTTCACAGTTTAAATTACTGGATTTGACTCAGTATCAAGGACGCCGCAGAACTTATGTGGAAAACCCTGACGCTGTATTCTCAAACCAAGACAATTCCATCTTAACCGAAGACTTCATTATTGAATCCTCTTCTCTACAACCTATTGGTGGCTTTACGCTCCAGGCTGTTCCTGATGGTTATCGTTCTAAAGCACAATACACATTCTGGACAGTGACTGAGATTCATCCCCTTATTCAAGGCAGCAGTCAATTGTCGGATCAGATTCTGATCGATGGTAAGTGGTATTCTATCTACGCTCTAAGCGATTGGACAAGAACTTCCTTCCTGCAACACACTCAGTGTGTAGCTATTTACGATGACCAGGATAACTCTTGGCACGAAGATGTAGATGGAGGAAACTTTGGCTAATATTATGAATCAGATTGAGGCTTACGAAGATCATATTTTAAATAGCATCGGTGTTTTTGTAAAGACCGTGCTGGGGCTTCCGGTATATTTGAAAGATAAACCTTTCATTGCACCAGAGAATCCCTATGTAACACTCCGTGTCATCACTTCCGATAACTCGGGAGGTTGGGGCCAGAGGAACAAATTAGAAAATGAAATGTTCTCTTACTTCAACGATAACACATACACGATTGAGATTATGGTGTATCGTGGCAGACCAATGGCTGCACTATCATATCTTATGTCGGCATTCAACAGTTTAGACGAGTTGAAATACCAAACAATGTATTCAAAAGGCGTTTCTTATTTATCGTCTTCTGATATCTCACAAGCAAATACTATTTTGGACGGAGATAAGACTCAGCTAAGAGCAAGAGCTATCTTCACATTCAATACCAGAATGCTTGTAGAGGACATTCCTACTACACCGATTGAGAGAGTATCACACTCAATCCATAGTTACAAAGGAACGTATGCAGATCCAGATCCTCTGTTAATCGATCATACCTTCGTCTACGTAACCTAACCCAATCCCTATGGATATAGCTATAACCTAATCAGGAGCACAAATGGCAACTTTTCGTGATAAGGTAGTTACCGTAACTCTAAACTACGGCGCTACAGCAATTAACGAAACTCAGTTTGACATTCCTCTGATTCTTGTAGGACATAACGTTACCTCAGACGTTACTAACACCTACACGTCTACAGATGCAATGGTATCGGCTGGTTTCTCTGTAAACAGCGCAGCCTACAAAATGGCTAAATTACTTTTCGATGGACTTTATGCTCCTGAAAGAGTGATTGTCGGTAAGCGTGATATTACCGCAACAGACTTCACAGTTGGTGAACTTGAAGATGGTGGAGTATATGCTATCACCCTCAGACAAGGCAAGACTTCAAAGACCTTTAGCTACAAAGCAACAGACAACGCTACTGTTCAGGAAGTCAACGAAGGCGTAGCAAAACTGATTCAATCAGACGCTACCTGGAGTGCCAAGATCACTGTAGAAGGTACTGAAACACAGATTCTGTTCTCTCCTGTTTCAGGTCAGAATATTACTGTCGAAGGATCTGATAACTTTGTCGAGAAAGTTCAGTTTGCTCAAAGCGTACTGGAAGATATCACAAAAGTGGCAGAAGAAGATAGTTCATTCTTCTACGTCCTATCTGAATCTCACGCAAGTGCAGATGTTCTGGCTCTGGCTGGATGGGTAGAAGAACACGACAAGATTTATTTCTTCTCAAGTCAAGACACAGATATTGCAGATGATGTTGAAGGAAACCTGCTGGTTACTCTAGGTGACACAGGCTACAATAACACAAGCCTTGCTCTGTGGACAAGCACCGCTGATAGCACCTTCCCTGAGGCTGGAGTCGTTGGTAGCATTTGTTCTGCACAGCCAGGTACAACTCCGCTGCACGGTAAAACCCTTGTCGGTGTTACACTGGAGAAACTTAGCACAGATCGTGAGTCTAAGATCGTAGCTAACAACGGAAACATCTACCGTAAAGAACACGGACTTCTATTCTACCGCGATGGATTTATGGTGTCAGGACTGTTTGCAGACTACATCATTCACGCACTGTGGTTCAAGGCCCGTCTGGATGAATCTCTGTTCACCCTGTTCAAGCAGCAGTCTATGCTAGGTGGTGGTGTTCGTGCAACAAGTTCTGGTATTGCTCTGATTCGTCAGGCAGTGACAGCTAACCCGATTCAGGTCGGTATCTCTAACGGTACGATTGCAAACGAAGTTGTTACTTCAAGCGATACAGGAATGTATGTCAGCCTGAAACCAACTGTTTACATTCCATCTCGTGCGGATATGACTACTGCTCAGATCAACCAACGTCTCGTTGATGGTATGATTGTTGAGTATGTATACGCTGGATTCTTCCACTACGTGAAAGTGCAGGTGAACGTTCTGACCAACAGAACTGGAACCACAAGCTCTGCTTCAAGCTCAGTAAGCACAACATCATCATAATTGAAGGGCTTCGGCCCTTCCTTAAAAAGGAATACAAATGGATAAGATGCTAACTGGTGTAATGGCCTATGATCCATCTAACATCACGCTATCTCTTGGTGGATGGGAACCTTACGGGTTTGCCTCTGACACTAAAATCGTTATCAGTAAATCTAACGATATCATCAACCCTTATGGCGGTACAGACGGAGACGTGTCACTTGCTCTGAGTCGTAATCGTATGGGTACAATGACAATCTCCCTACAGAGAACCTCTGAGGCTAACGAAGTTCTTTCAACTTACGCTCAGACAATGTACTCTACTCGGCAGGTTGCCTTCCCTGTTTATCTGGAAGATCCACGCGGATATTACATCAGCACGATTGGATGGATTCAGTCACAGCCAGACGACACAATGGGTGACACAATCACTACAAACGATTGGGTTATTGGATTGAAAGATGCTTCCCTGCTTCGCAACACTGCAACGCTAGGTTTGAGTGTCCTGAACTCAATTACTGCCCTGACAATCGCATAAAAAGATTGACTTTAATTTCCATCTGGGGTAACATATCGTTGTTACCCCTTTTTTATTAACTAGAGAAAATAAATATGCAAGAACAAGAAAATGTCATCGCACAATACGCGAAACCAGAAGTTAAAGTGGAACTGGAACTTGATACAGGTCGTAAAGTAGGATTCAGGATCATTCGTTGGAAACCTTCCAAAGTATTTGACCGCATCCCTGAATACGGCAGCATCTTCGCAGTTCCTATGGTGATGTATGGTACAGCCGAAGAACTTGCAGGAGAAGACTACGAGCAGAAGATTGCTATGTCTCTTATCCAACTATTCTCTGGACTTGATCAACGTGTCCTGTCTGACCTTCTGAAAGATATCTTAGACGAAACTTACACAGAAGACAATATCTCCGTAGTCGAAAAGTTTGAAGAGTTATTTATGTTACACCCCTACCTTGTAGTTGATTTAGCAGCAAAGGTGCTTGAGGTGAACTATGGCCCTTTTTTCAAACGCGGTTTCGGAAAACTGTTGACCCAATTTCAAAGCGTACAGACGCTGAACAACAGCTAAATCCCACTATAGCCAAGGCTATTGAGATTGCCCAAGAAACTGCGAGTTTCCGGTGGTGGGACTACCTAATCTACAGAATCACTACCAAAACGTCAGAAACACTTTATTCCTTGGACAAGTATAATATTGATTACTTGCTCAAGCAAGCGGAGATCATTGACCACGAAGACTATGTACGTGCATTGCACAGAAAGGATTCGGATCAGAAAGACGAGATGCGCCGTAAGTGGGAGACATTCAAGAAATAATATATGCCCTTGCTAGCCAAGGGCTTTGCGAGGTAAAATGGCGGGATCGTCGTTAAATACACAGAAGCTAACAAACGTTGTAGATTTTAAGGTAGACAAGAGATCTTTCAACGCAGCAAAGAAATCACTTGAAGATTTGAAGAAATTCTCTGAGGGAATTAAACCTTCTCTTAAGATGACACAAACCAAGAAAGATTTCAAGGAAATGGAAAAGTACGCCAAGAGCATCGCTAAGCATATGAATGATGCACGTAAAGGTGGCCCAAGACCTCCTGTACCTCCAACTCCCCCTCCAGCAGGAGGCGGTGGTCGTGGAGGAAGACGTGGTGGCGGTGCCGGAGGCGGTGGAAGAGGCGCAGGCGGTGGTCGTGGTGGAGCATCAGGAACACGAGCAGAAACAGCCCAGCTAAGACGCGAAAACTTTAACTTCCGTTCTGGTCAATTAGGCAATGTCAGTAGAGCAGGACGAGAGAGCGCTACTCGTGCAGTCGAAGATGTAACTAAGGCATTTGAAGAACAGCGTGTTAGTGCTTCAAAAATGAACCAGGTTATTGCTCATCAACTTTCTATTCTTCGTCAAGAGAACCGTGCAGCAAGAGAACGTTTGGAAATTGACAGAAGACAAATGCGCCAAGCGGAAGCAGAGGCACATCGGGAAGACGCTCGTAGGGAAAGAGAGAGACGCCAACAAGCAGCAGAAGATAGACGCCAGCGTGAGAGGGATGAAAGAGATCGTCGCCGCCGTAGAGAAGAACGTAGGGATAGATTTACTCGTGCAGGCTTAGGACTAAGCCCAGGTTTGCTTTTAGGTGGAGTAGCCGGAGCCGCAGCCCTACAAGGTATTTCTCGTATCAAAGGTAATTTATCAGATTCTGCTGACAGGATCAACTATGTAGGACAAGCCGCCAAGAACATTGAGGTTAACCCTAACGTAATCCAGGCTCTCACCGCTTGGGGCCAGAATAACGGTGTTGACTCTGCAAATATGACCAAGAGTGTTGACCAGATCAAAGATATCCGCGAAAAACTTGCGTCCTCTGTAACCACATCCGAACTGAACAAGAAAGGAGAGTGGACAAAAGGTAACGCAGGTGTCAACGAGATTATGAACCAGTTTGGTTGGAACCTCGATGATATTAAATCTATGCAACACAACCCTATCGACTTCCTACAATCTGTTGTTGGCGCTGGTCAACAGAAAGGCTTAAGTGATGGTCAGATCGGTAACTTGCTGGAAAACTTAGGTGATGACTTGTCTCACTTTGTTCGTGCGTTTAAAAACAACGGACAAGAGTTATTAGATTCTAGTGCAAGCCTCGTTAACTCTGGTTCAAACCTAACAGAAAGTCAAGTTGAGAA